GATGAAGATATATCTAATAAATTAATTAGATATTTAAAATCCGCAATTAAAAACAAAAAACCATTAACTGAAAAAGAAAAATTAATTTTTAGATCAGTTTATGCTAAAGTATAGAATTTATATTTGTTTATAAGTATAGATTCATTAATAAATATAACAAGGGCCGTGTCCCAAGGAGATAATAATGAGTGAAGAAATAAAAGTACAAGTACAAGAAGACACTATAGTTGGTGAACCTAAAACAGAACAAACAGATATTAAAAGTCTGGTTGATGCTGAGGTTTCTAAAGCTATTAAAAACATCAAAAGTAATTTAGATAATGCATACACTGAAAGAGATAATGCTCTTGCTGCTGTTGCTGAAGCTAAAAGTCAAAAGCAAAAGTCTGAAATAGAGTCCTTAGAGAAACAAGGTAAACATTCAGAAGTTATGCAAATGAAAATAGCTGAGATGAGTGCTAAACTTGAAACTTATGAACAAAAAAACACAGAATTAAGCAGAGATAACGCTGTGCGTTCTCAACTTAACTCTTTAAATTTCAAATCTGATAAAGCCGCTACAATGGCATATCAAGATATCGTAGGAAGTTTAAAGAAAGATAGCACTGGAAATTGGGTACATGAAAACGGTTTAAGTATTAATGATGCTGTGTCATCATATGCTAAAGACGATAATAATGCATTTTTATTTTCAGTTAAAGCAAATGCAGGAACTGGAATCAATCCAGCTAAACCTGCATCAGGAAACAATCCTGTTAAATCTATAAAAGAGATGTCAACTGACGAACTGATTTTAAATATTGAAAAAGGTAACGTTAAAGTTGACGGAGACTGGGCTGACTAAGCCTAATCTTTTATAATAATAACCGAAGCAATTATGCTTCAATAATAATAAAAGGAAAAAACAAATGACTGTAACAAGTTCAAATTTTAATAACATTGCCAAAGCAATTGCAGCTTACGCACAAGCTGAAAGAACAGACGCAGCGTTATTAACTTCAACTGCACTAGTTGGTTCTGACGCTAGAATCACTGATGCTGGTGAAAATTATACTGGTACACTAAGATGGTTAGATTTCGCTGATCCATCAACTGCATACAAACAATCAGAAACTATTGCTGATACAAACATTAACTTAATGTCTGCTTCAAACAAATCTGCTGTGTATGTTAAAAATATCGATCACATTGCTGCACAAGAAGCATCAATTCAGAAACTAATCTCTAAAGTAGATGGTCTTTCTTACTTAGGTAGCCAATTCGCTGCTGTAAGAGCAAGAAAAGAAGATCTACAATTAAGATCAATCTTAAACGGTGTTTCTGATAAAATTTGGGATGCTACTACTATTGGTGCATCTGATTCAGAAGGCGTTGTAAATACTTTCGGGTATTACACTGGTTCTGATTCAGCTTCTGCTCCTGTAGCGTTATTTGCAAATGAAACAAATGCTAATAAAAGATCTGCGTTCTTCGATACACTATTTGATGCAATGACTGCAATCAAAGGTGAATATGAAGAAGCTTTTTACTACCTAGTTGTTGATACTGCTACTTATAATACAATGAGAAAACAAAACGTTCTTGACGTTGCTCCTGTTGTAGACGGTAACTTTAATTTCTCAACAGTTATGGGTGGAAAAATTAGATTAGTTATTAACAACCAAGTACTAACTGCTAACATGCCTGCTGGTTTAAAAGTATCTTACTTAGCTAAACCTTCAGCATTCCATTACAGTGAAATCGGACAAGTTAACCCAACAGCGGTTGACAGAAACGAACTAGCTGGAAATGGTGGTGGAGCAGTTACTATTTTATCAAGATGGGGAAATATCATGCATCCTAAAGGATTCTCATGGGCTGGAAGTGCAACTGCATATCCTGCAAATATAGACCTAGCTGATAAAGCTTCTTGGACTGTTCATGCAACTAACGTTAACCAAGTAGGAATCTTTCCTATATTCCACGGTTAATTATTATAACTATTAGATACGGAGAAATATAATGGCTTTACAAAAAGGAACTAACTCATTTGTTAGTATATCAGAATCTGATATCTATTTTGAAGATAGATTAAATTCAGAAAATTGGTTTACAAAAGATGCTTTAGTAGAACAAGCTTTAGTAACAGCCACTGGAATTCTCGATGACATGGATTGGGGCGGCACGGCTACGCCTACTGCCCTATACCCGTTATCGTTCCCTAGAGATATTACATATTATGATAATAAATCAGGGTACTTTGTAGACTTAGAAGATGATAGATCTACTACGTCTGAAGGTACTATTCCAGGAGATATCAAAAAGGCGACTTTTGAGTTAGCATTTCATTTGCTAAACAATATGAAGACACAAGAAAGTAATGCTTCGGGTGAAAGTAAAGTTAAAGATTTAACTGTTGGATCGGTAAGATTAATATTCGATTTAAATAGTGGAGTTAAAAACTTTAAAGAATTACCTGATAGTATTGTTAATTTGTGTAATAAATATTTAAATGAAATATCTAATACTCAATCTCGTGGTGTCAAAGTTAGTGGAGGTGCTTAATGAGTTTTAAAACACTTATAAATAGTAACGTCACTAATGCATTTTCTTTGGTTGGAGATTTAGCTACGAATGTACAGTTTACCAATGTAACCGTTACTGGTTATGATTTTGGTAATCAAACTGTAGATTCAACTGCTGCTTCACCTATTACTATCAAAGGTATTATAACAAACAGTTATAAAACTAATGATAATGATAAACCAAGAGTAAATGCTGATATAATATTAAAGTCTTCTGATATTGATTCAAAAGTTTTAGACAATTATGACTCTGTCATATTTGGTGGTAATACTTATGCAATTAATAAATATGAAGATAATGGTTTTATAATAAACATTCAAGTAGGAAGGGAGAATTAACATGGCAACAATAACACAATTATTAACGTCTGTTGAAAATCTTTTTACTACTACTGAGTGGACATCGCATAATATAAAAGCATTTCCCGCAAACTACCAAGGCAAAATAAGTGCTGATGAGTGGATTCGGGTTAGTGTATTGCCTTTTTCTTCGGAGTTAATCTTTAACCAAGATGTATCTGTTAACGGTCAAGTAGTATGTCAAGTTTTTGTACCTTCGGGTGCTGGGATGAAACGTGCTTATGAGATCTGTGATATATTAAAAGGTTTACTCGATCAGAAAGTAATTTCTGGGTATCTGCAGACTACTAATAGCTTTATAACAACAATTGGAGTTGACGTTATGGATTCAAGTTTATTTAACGTGAATTATACTGTCAATTTCATCTCAATTAACTAATACAAATATAAGGAAAAATATACAATGGCTCTAATAAATAATATAGGTGCTGGGATTTTTACAAGCTTGAAATTCAAAGCTGATAGTTCTTACTCTCTTCCTACTTCAGACTCTTCTCACCAAACCTTCATCGGTGCTGGTACAGGAGATTTTGATGGTAGTACGGAAGTAACTTCAATCAGAGAATTTCCATCTTTTGGAAAACCCGCTAATATCGTTAACGTTCCACAATACGGACAATCAGTTTCTAGTCAAATTCAAGGACAAGCTGATGCTCCTACTATGGAATTCACAATCAACTACGTTCCTTCTACACACGGTGCTATTCAAGCACTAGTTCAAGATGGTTTGACTTACGTCTTCCAAATTGACGTGAAGAATGCTGAAACTGGTGATAACGGTGCTTTCTATGTAAAAGGATCTTTTGCATCATTCGAAATTACTCCTAGTCTTACTGATTCAAATCAGGCTACTATTACTATGAGTACTGAAGGTGACTACAAAGGCCCTTTCACTGACGCATAATAAATAATTTTGTTGCGGGCATTAATTTGCCCGTTACTTAACTAGTATAGGATAAATAATGGATAATAATAATAAACCTTTTAATAAGTTTTATGTATTACGAATAACATCATTACATATTAAAAAGGCAATAGACACTTCTATTCGTAAAACATACGATAGAATGAAAGACGTTGAGAATAAAGCCGAAGTCTTCGAGACACTTGATGTACTGCACAAAGTACGTAAGTTAATGGAAGATTTTGAAACAAATAATAAACATTTATACAAAAAACCTGAAGATAATAAGGTTGAAGTAAAGGAAGAAAATGAAACACATAAAGATAGTTGATATAACTAAAAAGGTTCCATTTTTGGAACAAGAAGTAGAGATAAAACAACTTACAGTTAAAGGGGTAAAGGATTTACAATTAACTTTAGATAAAGCTAAAGGTGATGTATCTGGTTTATCAACACTGAGTGCAATCTTTAAAGCAACTGTAATTGGTGCTGATGGTATGAAGGATAAAGAGTTTGAAAACTTTCCTATTCAAGCATTAACAGAATTATCAAATGAGATTCTGATTTACAATGGCTTAGGTGCTAAAGATGATAAAGGTGATAAGTTGGGGAAGACGAGTTAGCAGAATATGAAATGGCTTATCAATTAGGTGTAACTTTAGATGATATACATGCTATGTCATTTAATGAATATCATGGTTGGAATAGATATTTTCAAGAAAGACCTTATGGTTGGCGAGATGATCATAGATCTGCTATAATAGCCCAAACTACGTATCAAGGTAGTAAACCTTTAAATGTACAAGACTTATTTCCTTCTTTAAAATTATTACAAAACAGTGATGCTGTAAAAGCTAATAAAAATAAAGCAGGCTTCGATACTTTGAAGTCTATGGTAAAAAAATAAATCTAATAATACATATAGATATGGCGGATAAAACCGCCTATCTTTTAGGAGGTATTTATGCGAGATAATAAAAAAATTGAAGAACATATTAAAGAGTTACAAAAAAGTTTAAAACAAAAAGAATTATTTAAAGATCTTAAAAAAGAAGTAAACACTGGTGCTAATGGTACTCAAGGTTATAAGATTAAAAAAGGTATTAATAAAGGTAAGGTAGTATGACAATAACTGTTGTTAATTTAAACTCATCAATAGCAAATCTTAATAGAGATGTTGATAAAGAAATTGAAAAAGAATTAAGGGCTAGATCTTTAAAAGCGTTTGCTGATGTTAAATTAATGACACCTGTTGA